GCAGATGATCTGCTATTCTCAGACAACGACTTCGCCGCCCTTGTTCAGCGCATCCAAAACAGGTGCGCAAGCCAAGCCATACCAGCCAACGACCCGCTGCGGCTGGCTGTGATAGAGGAAATGCAGAAATGTAGCCCGATCCTGGTGCAAGCTGTGGCACGGTTCATGGGCGTGAAAGTGGAGGACTGACAGATGCCAAAGCGTATCCAGATGCACCGCCGCAAGGGCGGATGGCGCAAGGACAACCCGGACGCGGTGATCGTCGCCAGACCGTCGAAATGGGGCAATCCGTTTGCCATACCCGGTCCAAATCGCTCTGACAGGCTGCACGCCATTCACTGCTATCGGCAATGGATGGGCGGGTTCGTCACGCACCCCCACCTTTCCGACCCACCGACGCCGGAGGAAATCATTGCGCACCTACGCGGCAAAGACCTTGCCTGCTGGTGCCCGCTCGATCAGCCGTGCCACGCTGACGTGCTGCTGCGCATCGCGAACGAGGAGTGACAGATGCTTGACAGCCAAAAAGACACCACATCCCTAAGCGCGGGCTATCTGGAATATCGCGACCCTACTATTTTCCCTGCATACAACTGCAAAGACCCTATTTCGCAGGGCACGGAAAAGATGATCGCGCGGGCGATGCAAAAGCAAGCCGCCAAGGAAGGGCACGGCAAGCGCCTGCCGCCATCGGAAAGAATGAAGATGGATCAGTGCAAGCTGCCAGATGATGTGAAGGCGCGACGGCTTGAGGTCATGCGGGTTATCAGGGCCAATCCCGGCCTAAGCACAAATGACATTCGCAGGCACTTTGACCACGATCCGTGGAAAGACCTGACGGTTATGCGGAACAAGAAAAACCTGTTCAGCACCATTCAAGGCAACGAAACTCACTGGCGACTTACCCCGCGCGGTATGCGTGAACTGGCCCTTTCAGAAGGAAAAGCCCGCACGCGCGAGGAATACCATGCAGACAGGCGCAAAGAGACACGCAAACACATCGTCGCGGCGCTAAAGCAAGAAACGCACCAGGAAGTTGCCGACATTGTGGCCCAAACCGGCTATACTGAAACATGCGTCCGCAATCACTTGAACGACATGGAGCGCGAGGGCGCGGCAAGATCAACGACCACAACCGTTCCATGCGAAAACACAATCACGCAATCACGCAAGGTTAAGCTGTGGACATGGAGGGATGGAAATGAGTGATGATCTGGACGAATTTATCAGAGGGATGCGCTGGCAGAACGAAAACGCCACGGGTGCAACGCTTGATGACGCGGAAGTTGCAATGGTCGTTGGAATGGCCGACGAAATCACCCGCCTACGTGCGCAGGTGGCGTTTGCTTACCTAGACGCAGCGGATGTTCTGGTAGAAATGTGGGCAAGCACAAGCGCGGAACACGAAAAGGCCATCCGCAACCGCACCCCAGCCGATGCCGCCGCCGCCCTTGACACCCTACTCCACCAAGCCCGCCGTGAAGGCGCGGAGGCTATGCGGGAAGCGGCGGCAAAAATAGCGAAAGCAGGTCCAGACATTCCTGACAGAAGCCACTTAAATCAGTCCGACTTTGACGTTCTTGCTCTGGAAATCCGCGCCCTGAACCCTGAACAGGTGGTGAAAGGGGGTGCGGGATGAAGGAAGTGATCGGGCTTATTTTGCTGATATTGGCTTTAGGGTTTGTGTTTGATCCATACGGCCTTGGAGAAAGCGCAAGGAAAGTCGTTGATGGGTTCACCGGCGTGGAGGCCACAGAATGACCAGCATCATTTACGCCTGCATGGTAAAGATAGGCAAGGAATACGAGGCGGCGGAAAAGTTGGCTGAGGTCTGCGAATGGGGCTGGTGCGCAAGGCATCTAAAGCCCACGCGCGTCGGCAAGTCACGCAAGCGCGAATGGTCAGAGGCCCCTCTATGGCCTGGATACGTGTTTGCCACCATGACGCCTTCGCAGTTCCATTACATCCAGATTGACCCGCACATGAAAAAACTGATGCACCAGACAAAGCTGGCCCTTGGCGACGGTGAAGCTCGCAGGCTGGCGAAAGCCGTCATTGCCGTTGACGATCAGCTAGACGAGGCTTGGCGGGCTGTAAAGCGCACAGAGCCGCCCGCTGTGGCGTTCAAGCCGGGGCAATCGGTTGAAGTGCTTGAGGGCATTCTTGGCGGTCACAGGGCGATGGTGCGGAAGATACACCGCGAGATAAACGGGGATTACATGGCTCAGATTGAAACGGAAACAGGCGGGTTGCCCGTGTGGGTGCCTGCCGCTGATCTGAGGGCGGTGGAATGACGGGGCCGGATGATCTGCTGGGGCTGCTGCGGGGCAAGTATTCTTCGCTGACGATTGCGTTCAATGATATTCATGCGCCGAATTATGAGACTGCCGAGGAATGGAGCCAGACGTGCTCCGATTATGAGGGAAGCAGGCGCGCTTTGGTGGACTGGCCGTCAGAAGATGAAAGGCTGAAAGCTATCAGGGAAAACAGCGTTTGGACGATTACGTGGTATCCAGACACGCCACTCGGATTTCATTGCGTTGGGGCGTCTACGTTTGAGGCCGCTGCAAGGTATGCGCTTGAAATGGAGGAGGGGGAGTAAAAATAACATTGACGCACACACTGATGTCGTATATACGTATACGCATAAAGAGAGGGAAACAGACCGATGGACTTGAAACAGGCAATAAGCCAAGCATGGGCTGATGCTGACAGCAACGCGCAGGCCCGCGACAATCTCAAATCCATAGCGCAGGCTGACCAAGACGTTATGGACGAGTTGATGCGGCCCCATCTAGACGCGGCCATTGCCCGCGTTATCGGTGACGCCAAAAGGGCAGAGCGCCGCGCAATCTGGACGCGGCCAACGGGGCCAGACGTTATCGTTTCAAGGCTTGCCAAGGAAGCGGCTAACACGCTTTACGACATGCGCCTCCCGAGTGGTCAAAGGCTTGGCGATGCGTTCCGCGAAGATGTAGCGGCGGCGCGGGTGGTGTATCAAGAAAATGCAGATGCAAACCAGCAAAAGGCCAATTTTCTCGGTCGCGTTCTGAGTCTTGTTGATGAAGGCAAGCGCGTTCGGGATTGCGTTTCGCTGGAACAGTTGGAAGGATTTAAGGTTGCGGCCTGACGGTCGCGCGGGGTCTTGTGAGCAAAGCAGAAATGCCAGTGAGAACAAGCCGCGCAAATATCCGGGCAACCGGGGAACGGTCAAAGATGAAGTGCGGAAACGTCAAGGACAATTAGCCGTTCCGAAAACCCGCGAGGGACGCAGATGCAGGCCATCAATTGAGAGCCGAAAGGCCACTCATGTGGAGCCTGCATCTGCACAACATAGGAGAGACAGACCATGAATGACCTGAACCACGACTTTGATGTTATCGACGCTGAGTGCGAGATTGACCCGCGCTTTGCCGATCCGACAATACAGCTTATCCGCCACAAGTGGCGTGTTCGCCAAGCGCACGTCAAAGCCAAAACCAAACTGGCGCTGCAGTCCCAGGCCCTTCTTCGCGGCCTTACAGCAGGGGACAAGACAGAAGCGGGCAAAATCTGGATGGCCATTCAAAAGCAAAAGCCGCACCCGCTGGCAGTCGAGGGCTTTGCTATTGCGCACCCGTATATCGCCGCAATGGTCCCCTTGCAGAACGCGCAAAAGGAACTGGACAAGGAAATCGAAAAGCTGGCCAAGAAATTGCCCATCACCAGCGCAATCAACATCAAAGGCATTGGCCCTATGGCCATCGGCAAGATTGTCGGTGAACTTGGCGACCTGTCAGCCTACACCGGACGCAGGGCAAAACATGCCATGTGGAAGCGGGCAGGTCTTGGTGTTATCAACGGCGAACGTCAGCGCCTTGTGGCAGGCAACAAAAGCCTTGCGATTGAACACGGATACAGCCCGAGCCGACGCGCGGTGTTCTATGTCATGGCAGAGGCCATGTTCAAGGCACAGGGCAAGGATGAAAACGCAGGCCCGTATCGCCTGATTTACGACGCCCGCAAGGCATACGAGATCGAGAACACGCCGGACATTACCAAGGCCCACGCACACAATCGGGCGCTACGGTATATGATGAAGGTTGTTTTGCGCGACATTCAGACGGAGTGGAAGCGCATAGCATAGGAATGTCCTACGGGGCGCGGGGTCATGGGAAATTAGCCGAAAGGCCATCCAAATCCATACCCGCAAAGTTGCCCGCAGGGGCGCAGGGTCATTGGGAACACGCCGCAAGGTCAGTAGAGCCATGCCCTGCACATATCCCGCGAGGGAGCGCAAGCGCGGCCATACTCGTAAATCCGAAAGGCCATCCTGACCGCGCCACGCTTGCGCAATCCTTTACACCCACAACATTTTGCGCTATTTTCCACGCAAGCCCATATAGGGCGATGGCGCTTGTTTACGTGTATCAACACGCCTGCGCGGCGACCTTTGGTTAAAAACGCCGAAGGGGACCGCGCTTAATGTGTCCTAAGCGCAATCACAAAACCCATGAACCTGACCGACTGGCAGTATAGCGCAGATGCCATAGCAATGGCGCTACACGATAACCTGCAACTCGGTGCCGTAATCGAGGCGCTATGCCTTGCCCAAAGCGGACAGGACTTCAACGCAGCAATCTGGGCAGCATCCAAACTGCAAGACATCGTAGACAATCAAGGAGGGCGCTAATGGGCACCGCCACTTATTCAATCGGACGCTATGCGCCGTCCCGTGGGCAGTCGCCCGCGCTTATGTCGTCTGAGGTTGTCGCATCTGGCACCCACAGCACGACGACCAGCGCAAGCAACATCGGAAGCCTTACCGTTGAATACGGTCAGATCATCCGCATCTACGCAACGGAAGCCATGTATATGGCAGTCGCCTCAACAGCATCGGCATCCAACGGGCACTACATCCCAGCAGAAACGCTGATGGAGTTCGAGGCACACCAGGGCGGGTCAGTCAGCCTGATCGACGTGGCATGACGTTTGAAACGAAATACGGGCCTGTCCCAGCGCACAGGCTACCAATCACCCTGCGCCGCGCCATGCAGCACATTGCAGATCACGGCATCGACAAGCGCAGCAACACAGGCAAGGAAATGGCCGAGGCTCTTGAAAAGGTCGAAGCCATTGCAAAGGTTATCAACCCGCATCTTGCACCCCAAAGCGGACAAGAGGACGATACCGATGGCAAAAGCCAAGCAAAAAAAGGCAAACGGCGGCGCAAGTCTGAGCCAGCCCAATCGCCTGAATCAATCTAAAGTAGGCGGAAATAGACTGCACGAGGTCGCTTATGGCTAAGGGCAGGAAAACAGGCGGCAGAAAGAAGGGCACGCCAAACAAGATCACCGCACTGCTAAAGGACGAAATCTTGCAGGCGGCGGATGAGGCGCATCCAGAGGGTCGCGTTGGCTATCTGAGACAGCAGGCTATTGATAACCCGCCAGCCTTTATGACCCTTCTGGGCAAGGTGCTGCCAACGCAAGTAGAGGGCACCGGCACTGATGGTGCAATCTCACTGGTAATTGAAACGGGCGTGCCGCGTGGAAAGGATTAACCTTGGCTATCAGCCGCGCGAGCAGTTCATCCCGTTTCATCAGCGCAAGGAAAGATGGGCCTGCATCGTAGCGCATCGCCGCGCAGGCAAGACAGTCGCTTGCATTGCCGATCTGGTTGACGCGGCACTAAGGGATGAATCTGGCAACGGGCGGTTTGCTTACGTTGCCCCTCTCTATGCACAGGCTAAAGACATTGCGTGGGCGTATCTCAAGGACTACGCAGCGCGCATACCGGGAACGTCGATCAACGAAAGCGAACTAAGGGCAGACTTTCCCAACGGTGCCAGGATCAGGCTATACGGCGCAGACAACTACGACCGAATGCGCGGCCTGTATTTCGATGGCGTTGTTCTGGACGAGCCTGCCGACATGCCGGTTAACGCTTGGCCAATGGTTATCCGCCCTGCCCTGTCAGATCGTAAAGGCTGGGCTGTATTCATCGGAACGCCCAAGGGGCACAACGGGTTTTACGATACCTACGTTGAAGCGAAAGACAGCCCAGATTGGTTCTGCGCGCTTCACAAGGCCAGCGACACAGGCATCATAGACGAGGACGAACTCGCAACTGCCCTGAAAATCATGGGGCAGGATCGTTATGACCAAGAATTTGAGTGCAGCTTTGAGGCTGCTATTCAGGGCGCATACTATGCAACCGAAATGCGCGCGGTCATGGACGAGGGACGCATTTGCCATGTGCCGCACGAGCCGTCTGTGGGCGTGGTGACGGCATGGGACTTGGGCGTAGGTGACAGCACAGCGATCTGGTTCATGCAGGAAGTGGGCCAAGAGCGCCGTATCATAGACTACTACGAAAGCAGCGGCGTTGGCTTGGATCATTATGCCAATGTCCTGCAAGAGCGCCGATATAACTACGTTGACCACGTTTTGCCGCATGACGCTCAGGTGCGGGAATTGGGATCAGGCAAAAGCAGGATCGAAACGCTGGATGCTCTTGGCGTCAGGCCGGTAACAATTGCCCCGCAGCTTCGCGTTGATGACGGCATTCAGGCAGTGCGTTCATTCCTGGCGCGCTGCTGGTTCGATGAAGAAAAGTGTCATCGTGGCATAGAGGCGCTAAAGCAGTATCGGCGCGACTTCGATGAAAAGGGCAAGACGTGGCGGGCAAGGCCGCTGCATGATTGGACTTCGCACCCTGCCGATGCGTTCCGCTATCTTGCCATAGGATACGCGCCGCGCATGGTCAGCAGCGGGCCAATCCGCCGCAACCTGAAAGGTGTAGCATGAAACTCACTGGCCTCTTGGACATGATCGACGGTGGCGGCTTTGGCAAATCTGGCGATGAATTTGTCGGCGGACCGTTCAGCGACCTTCTGAACGCCTTGGGTGTTCGCCCGCATGGCTATAACGACAGGATGCAGTCGCGTGAGCAGGTTCGCCCGCAAGCACGCCCGACAGTATCGACCAGCGGGCCAGCGCAAACCCGCCCGCAAGCGCGTCCTGATCAACCGCAGCCTGCCCCGCCTAACCTTGACCTGATGCAGCAGATGGAACTGGCACGGCAGCAAAGGGCAATGGAAGCCCTGCGCATGTTTGGCGGCATAGAGCAGCCCACGCCTGGAATGCCTGCGGCCCCGCAAGAACCGCCCATGCCTGCGCCTTTCGTGGGCTTTGACGGGTCTAACAGCCCGATCATGCAGCCTGATCCGTATCGACCGCAGAACAGCCTGCAAATGGATACGCTTAACTATCTTCGGTCCATCGGTGCGCTGTAATGGATTTGCATGAGATTAGAGCGCGTGACGCCAAGGCAAAGTCGGCCTGGTATCGTGGTGATACGGATCGTCATCCGCATGGGCTTTCGGGCTGGCGCTATATCCTGCCGAGCGAACTGACAGGCAGGGTTGATGACGGTGGTGAATGGGAGTTCTACTGCGGTGGAAACTAACCTGCTAGGCATTCCTATCAGCGGCGGTCTGGGCAACGATACATTCGTTGGGATAGACGAGGCTGGTAACAAGGTTTGGCGCACGCCTCTTGGCGCGACCTATACGGTTAAGCCGCAGGCGCAGCGCAATCCTGTGCAGGATCAGTTTCTAAGCAATATCGCAGCGGGGGAATATCAAGGCGGTCTGCTCGGCCCTGATCCTACAACGCAGGCAAGTCAGGCAAAGCCGCCAAAGGTCTGGGATATGGCCAAGGGTTTGCTGGCCGCTGCTGTGGAAGGCGTGACAGCACCAGGGCGGGCAGCGGCAGGTGAGCCTGTTACCTACGGCGATGCGTGGAATACGGCGCTGGATTGGGGCGTTATGGGGTCGGTAGGAAAGGCACCTGAAGGTAGCCTGCGCATCTTTGCTGGCCGCAACGCCAAGACCGCTGACATGGACGCACTTGCCAAGGCCGAGGGCATGGCAAAAGCAGGCGCAAGCCGTGATGAAATCTGGCGTGACACGGGCTGGTTTCAGGGTGTTGATGGGCAGTGGAAGTTTGAGATTGATGATAGTTTTGCTCGGTTGGGCGCGACACTAGAAACGGACGCGGGAGGCATTCGCCTTTCGGGGGCGGCGGCCGGCCGGACACAAGAATTAAACCCCCACATGGCCGCCGCGCTCGGCCGGACACATGCAGAGGTTCCGGGGGGTTTTGACCACGAGTTGCTTTATGCCGCTTATCCCGACACTGGTGACATTTGGTTCAATAACCTGACGGCTGGGGGCGGCTCTGAGGCTTATTACCGGGCGGGGGGCGTTATGGGCGCGGGGGAAATTGGAGGGAACATTGGGCGCACGGCTGATGATCTGAGGTCTACAACCCTGCACGAGTTGCAACACGCGGTCCAGGGGCGTGAAGGATTTGCGCGTGGTGGGTCGCCGGAACTTGGAGAATTAATAATTCGGGAAGGCGACTATGGGCAGGCGCGTCAGCTTGAAGACTACATTAGGCACGGAGAAGCAATTTTAGGGAAAAGCGCAGACATAACTAGCCCGTTTGAACGTCAAATGGCTGACGATTTGGCGCGCGCCCGTGCGGATTTGGCAGAAATCAGGTCGCGCATCGGCGCAAACGAGCCGCAAACTGGCTTTGACGCCTACCGCCGCCTAGCGGGCGAAGTCGAAGCCCGCAACGTGCAGGCCCGCGCTGACATGACGCCCGCGCAGCGCCGCGCAACCCCGCCTTGGGAAACGCAGGACGTGCCGGATGCAGGTCAGATTGTGCGGTTTGGTAATGGCACGGCGGCATCTGTGGAACTCACCCCCGCCCAGCAGCAGGCGCAGGATGTTCTTGACCTTCTCAAGCAAGGCCGCGCGTCCGAGGTAACGGATGACATGCTGGCAGCGGCGGATGATCTGTATTTGTTCGAGAACTATGATCTGCCGATGGACGAGGCGTCACGCATGGCGCGGGCTAGGGAAATGGGGTTTGATACGGACACGCCGCTGTATCATGGTGGATTGAGCGATATAGACGCTTTTCATTCAACGCCTGCTAATAAAACAGATCACGGCTGGTATGGAGAGGGCGCATATTTTGGCGATGCCGATACCGCTTCAATTTATGCAATGAACCATCCGACTATAAACAGGCCAGAAGGCTCAAACGTAACTGCCGTTTTGGGGCGTGGCAAAACTTATGAATGGCCGGAATCGCGGCCCGCTGCGCTTGATGCGGGCGAGGCCAAGGAAATTTCGCAAGAGTTGACGCAAACGGGTTATTCGGGCGCAAACGTGTATGCTCCCAACGATCCAGATGTGTGGGGCGATGCAGCCGGATCATTTAGAGAGCGTGTTATTTTCGACCCCCGCAACATCCGCAGCCGCTTTGCCCGCTTTGACCCCCGCCTTGCCCATCTTCGCAATCTCAGCGCAGGCGTAGCAGGCGGAGGGCTGCTAATGACGCAGCAGGACGAGCAGGAAATCCGTGACTATCTAGGGCTATTGCAATGAGCGTAACGACATTCACGGAACTCAAGACGGCAATCGCTGATTTCCTCAACCGCGAGGATTTGACAGCGACAATCCCGACCTTCATTTCGCTGGCCGAGGCTGATCTTAACCGCCGCGTGCGCCACTGGCGTATGCTGACCCGTTCTGCATCGACTGTATCAGCGCGGTATGTGGAAATCCCGACCGATTGGCTTGAAACTGTATGGCTGACGGTCGATGACAGGACGCTGCGCCCGATTGGCCATGCTGATCTGCTTGATCGCTATGAGGCTGCGGATGGCGTGGGCGGCAAGCCTCAATATTACGCCATGACGGGCGAGGGTTTCGAGTTGTCGCCTGTTCCCGATGATACCTATGACGCTGACCTGTTGTATTACGCCAAGCTGCCTGCGTTGTCGGATAGCGTGGCCGATAACTGGCTGCTGACCTATGCGCCCGATGCGTATCTGTATGGGGCGCTGGTTCATTCTGCGCCGTATCTCAAGGACGATCCGCGCTTGCAGGTTTGGGCGGCTCTAAGC